CTTCACCACCTATATCTTTAAACCAATATGGTTTATGAGTTTTATATATAAACCAACCAGCAGCTTTACTATTCCAAGTATCTGTTCCGCTTATAAAATTTCCTTTTTCATGTTCTCTCCAAAACTTGTATGATTTTGGTTTACCTGTCCACGCATTACCACTATTATAATTTTGTATTGTTCTATCTATTTGACCAAATTGATTACTAGCTACTATTCTATAATCATCTTCATTATCAAAGTTTGTTATGTTTTGTTCTAATACAGCATCTCTATAAACTTTAGCAAAAAATCTACCTTGAAATTCAGGTAATAATTTTTTCTGTCTTTGACATATTTCAAATTTACAACCACTATCGTGATGTGTACCAGCCGCAACAGATCCTAACCAACCTGCATCTCCTTCGTCAAATTTATCTTCTATATCTACTTGCCAATATTTACCATTATGATCACCAGCATCACTAGCGTTTCCGTTAGTAAATGTAACAGCATCTTTATTGTCTGCCACATAAATTATATTAGCTATATTATACCATTTAGTTTGTCTTTTACCTCTAGTAATTCTACACATTAAATCGCTTAATTGATGTATCGATGCACTAGTTAAATTAGCATCGTCATCACTACCTGTTATACCTCCAAAAACACGACCCCATAAAAGCTTTGATATTCTTACTCTTGCTGTATTTGCTTCCGGATAACCACCTGTTAAAAACATTCTACCATTAGCGTCATGCTCGACAAAACCTTTTGAAACTTTTTTAATTGTTAAAAAGTCAGGTGCGTTATTTTCAATAGCAATAACCTTATATTTAGCAGGATCAGAAACAAATATATCACTATCGTGTCTTTTCTTTAATATTAAAAATGTTTCTTCATCTATTTTATTTCTTTCCGATGAAGGAAAAGCCAACCAAACATTACCGTCTTCAGCTTTATAATGTCTATCCATAGCTAAGTTATAGTATGGTTGAGATGTTTCTTTAATAAAAAATTTAAAATGAGTTGCCCATTGTGGAGGTTGATTTAAAACCCTAACTGATAATTTATTATATCTTCTTGCAGCAGCTTTATCTAACTGTATAGATCCACTAGGATCTGTTAACACAGGTGTTTCTCTACCATACTCATCTAAGTACACTATACCTACTTGATAAGTTCTAAGCGATTTTACAGATTTAGAAGGCTCACCCGGTGGTCCAACTATAGCTGGTGCAGTTACTTTAAATAAAGGAGTTATTTCACGATTATTTTCATCTACAACATTATATTGATGTTTATAGTTACCGTAAACTAATCTATTAGCAACCATTTCTTGAGCTTTTGCTACTTTTGGAACATTGTCCCATGGTCTAATCATTTGATTTGCTGGTAAAACTTTATGTATAACTTCAGATGTTATTTCTAAACTATTACTAGTCCACTCATCATCTTTGTTACCGTAGTAACCTTTTATACTTTTAACAGTATAAACATTTGTGTTTACATCATCTTTATATAATATATCTATTTCAACAACATCTTTAGGTTTATGAGCTGTTCTAAAATTAGATATTGTTAATTTTTTAAGTTCGTTTACCATACCTAAATTATAACCCTTTTTAGGTGCATAATCAAATTCTTGAGGTAAAAAAGCTACTTCTGTGAAGGGTCCAATAGCTGAGTATTGACCATCTTTGTATTTATATCTATATGCAAATCTAACAAATTTAAATTCAAAAAGTTTTTCATCTTCTATTAATTCTACTTTCCAGTCTTGAGCTCCAGCTAATATCTCTGTCGATATTGCATCAATATGAACATAAATTCTATTTTGAGTAGAATCAACATTATTTACTGTTAATATTATTTCTTCATCATCAGCATCGTTTAGTAATGTTAACTTTATTTTTTTACCGTCCCACTCTAATAAATCAATCGCAGGTGTGGTAAATGTTAAATAACCACTACCAGCGGTATAATTTCCCGTACTTAATGGAACAACTTCTGCGTCTACTGTATGTGTAAAGTTTGTTTGTAATAATGTAGTTTCGGTAGGACCATCTGTCAAGGTATTTGACATGGTTAATGTTGGAGGTTGTACTGGTGATTTTTTTATTACAGTTATATCTCTTTCTTCAAAATTATAAAGAGCATTGTTATGATCTCTCAACTGTGTATGTGTGCTAAAGTTACTACTACCAGCTTTAAATGTATCTATATTGATCATTTTAGGCTCATTAAGATTGTCAGTAAAACATAATAAGTTTTCTATTATATTTACACCGGTTATTCTATAAGCATAAGCTCTACTAAAATTTAAAATACCTTGTGTATCAACTAATACAGGTGTCACTGATCTTCTTAGTGGATCATATTCAGCTATTGCATCTACTGTATTTCCTTTTATAAACCAATATATTCTGTCTTTAGCAGAATCTTTTACAACTCCTATACATTCTGAACCTGATATACCTATTAAACCATTATAAGCTAATTGATTTCCTAATATGTTTTGTACAGTACCAATTTCACTACCCTCAGAACTAGCTACTTCAATATTCATTGCGTCTCTATACTCACCGTTAGGAACTAATCTTTCGTCAAGGTCTTTATTCATTTTACCATAACGAAAATCTTGTTTCAATTCAGCCATATTTTATTAATGTTTTATATGTTTCGACTTACCTCTCATTACCTGAGTTAGCTCTCCTATTTTCAAGTTAGATAATCTTAGTTTTGCGTTTCTTATAGCAGCAAACCTTTCTCTTTTATATCTTTGAACTAATGTTTCAGGTGTATCAAATTTTGTAGATAAGATAGCATGAGCTATCCATTTATACATGGCTTCTTCTGCGAATTTATGAACTATCATTTCAGCATCAGTACCAAGACTATCACTCACGTAATGTAATGTTATTGTTTTACCAGTCAAACTTGAACTAAAATGTATTTTACCTCTAGCGTTATCTATATAAAATAATCCGTTTACTTGTAAACTTTCTGGGTTACCACCGTATCTAGAACCTGTATCATTTTGATAATCATATAAATTTTCAGGAGATCCATTAACTGTTGTACCTTCTGATTTTGATCTGAAAGCAGTCCATGTTTCTGAGTCAAAAGATTCTAATACATCTCCATTACTATCATACATGTAAGTAAAATCATCTGCTTGTATAATACCTTTTGGATTACTAGTTTTACCTGTTGGGTATATAATATGCTCTAAACCTCCATTATCTATATAACTACATTTAATATAATTAACATAATCATGAGGTAAGGCCATTGTTAAACTTGGTGGTATATCTATTTCTTGTGATTTGCTAGATCTAAATACATCATAGCTTAATTCTTGTATTGCTCTTTGTGCATGAAAAGCTACATCAGCTCTTCTAACTTTATTAACTATTTTGTTTGGTCCAACATAACCAACCATAAAGTTGTTTATAATATCTTTAACAGTTATAAACTGATAGTTACCTAAATTTTCGTCAAAGTTAAACTGTTTAACTAGTACAATATCATCTAATGCTGGTTTACCAGACGTAAATGTTATAGTACCAATTGCTGGTGTACCAGCTGTAGCATAAGTATATGTTCCACTACTAACTTCTGTTCCGTTGACAAATACAGTAAATTGTTCTTCAGCTGTTGGTGCAGGATCAAAACTTAATACATATTTACCCTCATCACCATGACCAGAACCATTTGCCTGATTTGCTGTTGTTGTGAAACTCTGACTATTTTCGTAATATTGTTGTTGTGTTCCTGTAAATAGTGGCATATCTTATTATTGTTTTTCTTGTTGTAAATATTGAGCCTCTTCTGTACCAGCTAACTGATATAGTCCAGGATCTTTTATTAAAATACCAGCTAATTCTAATATTTTAATAACTAAATTCTTTTCATCAGATGGGTGTAATTCAAAATGAGTTGTTCTATCAGCATTGTATAAAGCTTTCTCATTAACTATTGTATATCCCCAAGATACCTTTGATGGGTGATCTATGTAATTACACACGACTCCTGTAGTGATTGTTGGAAAGACTTGTATTGTTCTTTCTAAAGGTATACCTGTTAATAGATCTGTTGTTGATCCAATTCTAAGTATATTAGATGTTCTAACATAGACAGGTCTGTCTATTGTTGGAGCTGTTAATGGAGAGTTTTGTATATGATGAAGTTGATTTTGATCAATCTTTTCTATTTCAACATATTGACCATTACATAAAGAGTATATTTCACCCATTCTATAATGATCTGGTAATTCCCATATACCAGCTTGATTAGCATTAGTTGTATATAAACAGCTAACTCTAAATTTTTCGAAAATATCAATTTTTTCGTTTATCAAATCTAGCATATCAGAATATGTACTATCATTACCTGTTTCTCCTTTTTCAAATTGATTCCAATCGTAAAAGTATTGTTCAAATATATTCATTTGTGCTTGGTTCGCCAATAAGTTAAACTCTTGAGGTGTTATATAACCTCTCTGTTCTTTATTAGCTATTGCTAACACTCTTTGATATACTGTATCGATATTAACTGCCATAGTTTTTTTATTTATAGTGTAGTCACCTCATAGAGATGACTACTCTATAAAGTGATTAATTATTTTAATCTTTTTTGTATTGATGTTAAAACCTCCATACCTTCATCAGTCTTAAACCAAGCGGCTAAAGCTGAATATGGATGTTCATCTAATGGTACTGTAAATAGTTTTCTACCATTACTTGCCCATTGAAACGTTCTGTTATCAGGTGAAATTTTTAGTATATTTGCTTCTACAGCTTTAATACCAATGTTTCTTAGCTCCACAGAATCATCTTGAGCTAATTCTAAGAACATATAAGGGTTTTTCTTAGCCATAAGCATTAGATCTCTTTTTATTGCATTAGAGGTCATATTATTTACGCTACTACCTATTTCAACTCTGAGTATTGCCTCAGCTTGATCTATGTCCATTTCTCTAGCAACTAATAAAGCTTCGATTTCCATTTCCATGTAACCTAAATCATTTGTTGCTTCTTTCACTTCATCACGTTCAACATATATAATGTCTTTCATTGGATGATATAGTGATAACATTTTTTGAAGATTTTGTCTTCTTTTTGGAACAACTAACGTTCCATTTCTAAAGGCTATATGCCCTAGAGTTGCAACTCCTTTTTGTTCTTCCACAAAAGGTGAACTTTGGTTAGTTGCGTATCGTAATTCTTTTTGTATTTTCTCATTATCATCAAACCATAATAAAGGTTTTCTTCTAGTGTGTCTACTTGGAATTACATAAACGACAGGTTTACTATCTGATTTTAAATGATAAATCCTATCTTTCATTTCCCACGTATCTGGGGTGCTTGTTTTTTTTGCCATGATATAATATAATTAAAAAAGTTATTAAAAATAAAGGTGTAGGGAGCCGAAGCTCCCTTTAACCTTTAATTAGTGTTGATTAGTCAGCATCACCGATTACTCCGTCACCAGACTTAAGCAAAATAAAGTTATTTGCTCCTTGAACACATAAACATCTCTCAGATAAGAAATGAACGTTCATTGCGTCTTCGTCAGAAGTATAGTTTCCACCAACTGAACCAGTGATCCAAGATTTCATTCTTCTGTCATCAGCTTCTGAAGCTCTATATCTGACATGTAAGAATGGTCTCTGGATGTTTTTACCAAGAATTTGGTCATAAACAGTAGATACTCCAGCTGGTACAAAAACTCCTTCAACATCTTTAACTAATCCTCTAGTAGTAGAGTCGTTAAGATATTTCCAGTCAGTTTTATAGAAGTCATAAGAACCTCTTCTGAAACCAGAGAAACCTAAATTTAATGCCATATCCTCAGAATTGTCAAATACACCATAAGATGTACCACCAGTTCCATAAGAATTTTGAGCAGCTAGCATGTTATCGATAGCTAATGAAACTCCTCTATTAAGGAATAACATATTTTCTTCGATAGCACCTTGCTTATCTAATTCTTGAAGAATTTTATCAAAATCAGCTAAACCATCAGCGGCATCTGAACCACCAAAATCAGCATCAGAATAAACTAATCCTCTTGATTCGATAGCAGCAAACATACCTTCTGAACCTTTAACAGTAAAACTGTTAGATCCAGCGCCAGGGTCTGCAGTAAATGAATGAGCAGCTTTTTCAGCTTCAATCATTACCATTTCTAACTGATCTTCAAATCTGATTCTTGCTTCATGCTCAGATTTTAGATACCACAAGTAACCAGATGTACCGATTTCTGTAGTAACTTCAACCCAACCAATTTGAGCAGTATCAGAACCGTTTACAGAATATTTGTCTCTAATGATAACTGGAGAATTCTTATAAAATTCGCTTTTAGCGTTTATAGAATTACCAACATCCTTAGATCCTTTTCCATATTCAGAACCGTAAACAAACAAGCTAATGCCTGTTGTTGCACCAGTATTATCCCAACCACCAGCAGCAGCATCCATTAACTGATCAGCCTTGTAAGGCACAGCAGTAATAGTAGTTGCAGAAGGTTTAGCTTGGACATAACACTTAGTAGTTTTACCACCTTTGCTAATTATTACAGTATCTCCAATATTTACATAATCTTGATTTGCAGAACTAGCGAAAGTGATTTTGTTCGTCGCAGCGTCAGAGTTCGCAGCAAGACTACAATCGTCAAATGCTACGTGAATTCTTCCCTGCTCAGCCCATACAACTTCATCAGAAGCCATTGGCATTTCAGCGCCAACCATACGTAAAAAACCGCTAATAGATCTGTTACCAAATCTTTCAACTTCTTTTTCGTATACTTCTGGTAAAAACTGTTTGGTGAAATTAAAATCATTACCGTCTATTGACAGGTAATTCCCAGCGAATAAACTTTTATCCGGTCTGGGAGTCAGGTGTGCAGTTGATGCACCGCCTGAAAATGTTCCTAAAGCCATTGTTTTTAATTTTTAAAAAGTTATTTACGTTTAATTTTAAATTTAAAGTCACTCGAAGAATCACCTGAAGGTACTGCTCTTACTTTAAAACCGCTAACATCTTGAACTTTTTCGTGTGTTTTACGAGGGTCCATATCAACGTTTTTAGCTTTTGCAACACTATCCTTGATAGCATCTGCTCGGCCTTGTTCGTAAAAGTGATTAGCAACCAAATCAGGGTTCATTGCTGTAAATAAAGATTTATGATAACCTTGTGCGTCTTCCATTTCATTATTCTTGTTCGTAAACTTACTAATAAAATTTCCAATATCACTTTGGTTTTTCTTTACTTTATCAACGTCCCTAACATTAAATCTATATTTTTTTTCTCCCACGTTATATTCAAAACCTTTGAATTTGTTTGAAAAGACATTATCTGTCTTTTTTATAAATATAGAAGACTGCTCTTCGCTTACCTTAGCATCTTCGTTGTAACGATTGAAAAAATCTACAGCTTTTTGTTGATCTTCCGTTAAGTTAGATCCAGCTTTGATTTCTTCGTAATATTTAGACTTTAACCCGTCTAAGTGGGCTCTAGCGTCTGCAACTTGCTCTTTTAACGCCAATTTTTTTCTTTTAACAAGTTTCTCATCTTCTTCTTCCTCTTCAGTCCATGAGTATTTATCTTCCATAATAAATTGAACTTCATCATCAGTTAAATGAGGTTTTGTTTGTTTGTAGTATTCCCTAAGTAAAGCTTTATCATCATGTTTAGTATAATCTTGATTAAGTCTTACATAGTCATCTAAACTACCACCAGTATCATTTATAAAGTCCACGACTTTTTGAATGTTTTCCGGTAAAGGTTCTCCAGTTTGTTGAGCTTGCTCTACAGCTTGTTCAACATCTTCTTTAACCTCTTCTACTTTTTCTTGAACTTCCTCTTCTGAAACTTCAACCTCTTCTAAAATAGGTTGTTCAGCTTTTTCTTCAACAACTTCCTCTTGTTTTTCAGGAGTTTTGAATTTATTGGCTTCGGTGTTATCCATTAAATCTTCTTTCTCTTCAACAACCTCTTCTGGTTTGTTAGAAAAATCTAATTTAAAATCACCAGCTTCGTTTTTAGGTGTTTCAGGTTTTTCAACCTTTTCAGGTGTTTCTTCTGTGACTTTCATGTCACCACCTTCTTTTTCTACTTCCGTAGATTCATTTTTAGTTTCGGTAGGTTGAACTTCTTCAACTACCTTTTCTTCATTTTTAGCCATAATATAATATTATATAATTAAACAATTATCTTGGATCAAACGAATTTAATCCAAAACCGCCACCCATTATATCGTTTCCACTGGATTCGAAGTTTTCTGGGGACTTATCTTTATTTCTTTGATCGATCATTTTAGACTGTTGAGTAGCTTGTATTCTAGTTCGTTCGTCTTTTCGATCCTCTTTCATCTTCTCTTTACCTGTGATGTTATCAAATTCCATACCTTTTAATATTTTATTTATTTGGAATTCATGATTCATCAAAGCTTTTTTATGTTCAACTTCTTTAGACATTCTCATTAACTCTATTTGAGCTTCTGTTTGTGCTAATTGAAGTTTTTGTTCTGTTAAAGCTGCATTTTTTTGAACTTCAGCTTGTGCTGCAACTTCTTGAGCTTGAGCGTTTGCTTCTGCTTGAGCTTGTATATTTCTTTCGTTATTAGCTTGATCTCTTTCTAATTTCTTCTTACGTCTTATTTTAAGAAGTTGATTAGCTAATTTAACGTTTTTAATTTCTCTAAGATCTATAGCATCCTCTAACTCAATGTTTTGTTGCGTTAATGCCATCTGAATGTTATTTTCTAACATTTGTTTTTCTTCATCATCAGGTGTTAATTCTAAGAATATACCAAAATCATACAAATGTAAATTTTCTAATTCACTTAAAGTAGCAACATTATGAGCGCCTATAGATTGTATAAAAGCATCTCTAGCAGGAGAGTATTCTATAATATCAGATACTCTTAATGATATTGCTTCAGATGTTTCAGCACTTAAGTATAAACCACCTTGTAATATATGTCTAGTAGCAGTGTTACTATTTGCAGCTGCTATTTTTTGTACACCAACTAAAGCATCTTTAGAAGGTGAGCTAGCGTCTTTAGCCTCATTTAATCCGGTCACGTCTCTTATCATCTGTAGATAATAATTATACGTTTGAATAAGTGATTGCATTTTTTGACCACCAGATCCACTTTGTATTTCTTGAATAGGTACTTTACCTGGATTCATATCACCATCAGATGTAAATGATCTACCTATAATACTACCTGTTTGGAAAAACATGTTTAATGCTTCTTGTGGATTATAGTTAGTACCATTACCAAGGTCTATTTCAGCTAAACCATCAGCATCTAAATAAATACCATCTGGTACTAATCTAGACATTACCTGTTGTAGTTTTAAATGAGTTAATTGAATCATATCAGCAAAACCTGTTATTCTGCTTACTAAAGATTCAATTCTACCTTTGTACATTCTTGGTGCACATATAGAGTAATTCATTTTTACCTTAGTATAATCACTTTTAGGTCTCATCATGTTTTTAGCTAACTGCCATTTTAACATTTTTTCAGTACCTAAAATCATAGCACCTTCATATAAAACCTCTATTGACCTTGATAATTTACCATACTTTCTTTCAAGCATTTCATCCATAGCTGGATTAAATTGATCATCTTTTACTAATATTTTGCTAGCTCCCGTCGCGGTATCTTTAACTTTATACACTTCGTTAGCATATGTTTTATAATTAAAATATAAAACTTGAACTTGATTTTTATCTTCTTGATTTGTTTCTGTTATACTTCTGTTATAATATCCAGAATTTTGAAAACCTTGTTTTTGTATATTTTCTAATTCTTCTGTTGATAAATCAGGAAATTGTTTTTTCAACTCGTTAACAGGTATACTTTTAACTTCACCTACATAATATATATCCTCAAAATAAGGCGAATCAGTATAAGAGTATACTAAATTTGCAGGATCAACGTAATCAATAGTAATTCCATTAGATTTACTAAAGTTAGTTTTTACAGCACCAATACCAAGAACAGTTAAATCATAATTAAATCTTCTTCTTGTTAAATCATAGTTGTTACCTTGCATTATAGTATTAATAGCTTGCTCTTCTGCTATTTCAATAGACTGCTTGTAACTTAACTGCATGTGTAATTCTAACTCCTCTATACTATCAGGTAACTCTTCTTTTTTAGTTTCTCTTAAATCTACACCAAAAGCTTGCTCAGCAAAATCAGTTAGATCTTTAGCTTCCATATCTCGTATTTTAGCTTCCATATACTGTGTTCTTTTAGAAACACCATATGGATCTTGAGAATATGCTTTGACATCAAATACTCTTTCTGATATACCATTTACTACTATATCTACAAATTTAGGTATAATAGGTACTGGTTTCCAGTCTAAGTTAAGATATGATAAATCACCGTTAATAGATAATTCATCTTTATATTTTTGTATACTTTGTTCACCACGTGCATATAGTCTAAGTTTATGGAATTCTGTTTGATTACCATAATATCTATTAGCACCAGAGTCGCGTTTAAACCACTCACTTTCAATTGCTTTAGCAACTTTTAATCCATAGTCTACTTGGATCTTCTCAACGTCGCTAGCAACTTGACTTGGGAAATAACTTTTAACAACTGACTCAGCCATATTAATTTATTAATTTTGAATGCATACCTTTTTGTTTATATTTAGCTATGCTTATGTTTAATTTTGTTCTTTCTTTTTCAGCATTAGGTCTATATAAATGTTTATTACAAGCCATTATTGCTAAACCCGAACTAATAGTAGCATCAAATTTTGTTCTATTATTAATATCAAATTTAGCCCAATCACCTAATGTGTTATTAAAATATATATTACCATGAGTACCATCTTGTTTTAATCCCACATGATCTTGTATATACATTTCTATCGCGGCAGCGTGTGCCTGCTTAATATCTTCACTAGAGTTTGGTATACCACCTATTTCTTTTTCAGCTACAGATAATTTATTCCAAACTTTATCAGGTCTATTCATCGAATAACCTCTATAACCACGTCTTCTTAAATAATACAATAGACGAGGTTTATTATTTTCTGCAAGTAATGGCATCCCATAAATCT